CCAATAAATATCTTGACAAAGATTTTTGGCTGCGCCAGAGTGATGCGTTGTTCATCAATGGAAGGGCTCCTGAGCTGAATGAGACCAGGGCTAGCACGGTTCCAGCTTTCTTTGAAACAAATGCGCTAAATTTGCCTGCCTACGGCAAGGCTTAGTGCTATATTGACCAAGTTCCCGCTCTGCGCTAGCATCGGGCAGACAGAGCCTAAGCCTCTGAAGCGATTAGCTCCTGTTAATCGCTTCACGCTTAGGCCATCTGGGAGGCTAAGACAGCGCCAGGCAGATAGCTTGGAAGAACTAGGTGCAATTCCTGGTCCTCTCGTTGTTCCATTGAACCATGAGCGCCTTCGTCACGGCAGACACTCATTTTGGACACGCCAAAAGCCTGTCTTTCATCACGCCTGACGGCTCTCCATTGCGTCCATTTTCTTCGTGCGAGGAAATGGACGAAACAATGGTGGAGCGATGGAACGCAAAAGTAGGCAAGCGTGACACGATTTACCACCTTGGTGACGTGGTCATTCCTCGCGCAAGCTTAAAAATTCTTGATCGTCTCAATGGAAGAAAGATTCTCATTCGCGGAAATCACGATTTGGGGCGCTTGTCTGATTTCTCAAAGTATTTTCAGGACGTGCGTGGAGCATTCTTTCACAATGGCGATTCAACAATGAGAGGAGGCCTAATCTTCACTCACATCCCCGTCCATCCATCGTGCTTGTCTGGGCATTACCTAGGCAATGTTCACGGTCATCTCCATTGTCATCAAATTATTACAGACGGGCAAGTAGACAGACGGTATTTCAATGCCTGCGTCGAACGCAACAATTTTGCCCCTGTAGCATTTGAAGATATAAAAGCCTTCTTTAAGGGCGATGACGGAACGCAGAACGTTCAACACGCCCCTGCGTGAACCGCTCAATCCCATTATTTATCAATTGTTACGAGCCATTGATTGGCATAATGCCCAATATTTTCTCACCATGGACCAGTGGCATCTTGAAAAAGCTGCCATCATTAGACAGTATGTCAGAGAGCTGAAGGCTTGGATTTATGAGCAGGAGGAAAGGGGCATGGAAACTATGGTGCTTGGCCCTGGGCGAAAAGGCGAGCAAGCATGATCACGAGGCAGACAAAGTGGCGCTCATCCGCACATTGATTTTTGCTTCCTATCTCATTACCAATTGCTTCATCATTGCCAATGCCGTTGTCCATTGGCCAAAAGAAAAGCCCGCCGTAGCGGGCTCTTGTCTTCAGCAATAAGCTTAGAACCAATGAGGCTTAGGCACGTAAGCCACGCCGCGATAGACGAGCGAAGCCATTTGTGCTTCACGCAGACGAGCTGCTTTCTCAAGCTGCTGCTTGATGAGGGCGAGAGGGTTCATGATGGTTCCCGATGATGCTGGTCCCGTTCCGTACCAGCCAGTCATGCGCCCCTTGCGGGGTGAACGTACCATCAGTGTAGCAAAGGGGAGGCTTGAGGAAGTTGAGGGCGCCGAGCGGGGCTTCAATCCGCTTTATACGGCATTTTAGAGCAGGTCGGCCTGCTCCCCTCTTCCCCTGATACAGAACAATGGCGCCTGAAACCATTGTTCCTTGTTGATCCAACGCTGGCCAGCGTGCTTCGCGAAAGCTTTGAAATCATAACATGCCTAGGTTTAGGCGTCATATTCTCTTAAGGATTGCTCTTCGGGAAAGCTGCGGTCTCGGCAATAGTCATCTTCTTCTCCCCCATCGTTTTCCAGGGCAGCAAGCTCAGCTTGTCTTAGCTGCTTTGCATGAGCCTTGAGTTTGGGCAAGAGCGTGGGAATATAGAGGTGCTCGGCGGCAAGAAGCTGAAGGCAAGTTTGCTTGCTAGTAATGCCATTCATTAATAGTGCAACAAGAAACTGAGTCTCTTGCATAGTTAAATTACAGCTCATCGCGTTATGAGAGAACTATTGCTTGAAAATCATACTAGGAGATAAGGCTTTCAATCCAACCAATGTCATCATCTTTGCTTGCAGCAAGAATGGCACCTGCCATTGCAAACGCTAAGTCATCAATTCCAGAAGCCTTACCGCCAGTCACGCTCCATTGTCCACTTGGTTTGTAGATGACAGTAAGGTTTTTGAGCTGCATAATTGCTTTCTCGTGGCGATATAAATTGATTTGTCCTGCATTAAACAATTCTCGCATCTTGCTGAATGCTTTCATCTTGGAGCTAACAGTCCAAGTTAGTTCCGTGATGGGCAAATCGCTTGCCAAGCTTTGAATGGTGCCAGCGCTATTGAACTGGTCCATCACAATAGTGTCGAAAACATACAGCCGATGCTGCTCTTTAATCCAATCTTCCACTGCATTAATATTCACTTCCATTCGCCCATTGATTTCAAAGTCAGCCACGAAGGAATGAAACTTATCAACGACTAACGTGCCGTTCTCGTAATGCACAATACAAGCAGTGTAGTCGTCACGGCCAACGCCACCACGGGCGGGGTCAAGGGCAAGTACGTAAGCTCCTTGGAATTCGGGACGTGGCGGTAAAGCCGCTCGACGGTCATCAATACAGGCATCAACAACATCGCTTGCAACAAGGGCTGAAAGATTGCTCGCGAATTGAGCCCCATATTCAACTTTAAACTTCTCAGGATCACGCTGTCTCTCTGTGTCAAGAAACTCTTGCGAAATGCTTGGGTTCATCTCCCACGTTGGGAGATTCACGGCTTGCATGAAAGGAAATCTTCCTGAGCTTGCTTCTTTGAAATGCTGGTAAAAAATACCATCTGTTAACCATGGAGAAGAGAGCTCAAGGATGCGTCCTTTCCCCCCGAACTGAGCAATAGCAGGCGAGAGAGCATCGTAGATGCCACGTCCGCCACTGTTTGCATCGCCTTCAGTGGCGAAGGCAAGCTCGTCAAACACTGCGCCTGCACAAGCAAGGCCACGGGCAGCACGCCCTGATGTGGGGATAGCTTTGAATACGCAATTGTTGCTTAGCTCAATAATGTCAGCAGTTTCGCGGACGATTTCCTGAGCGAAGGGACTATCAAGAATGAGCTGACGAATGTTATTGAGAGCAATACGAGCCTGGTCTTGAGAGTTGGCGACGGTCACGATGTACCATTTCTCGCCTTTCCTGACGCGCCTACGGTATTCATCTTCCAAGACGAAGCACATATAGACGCATGCCACTGCTGCCATAACAGTCTTGCCTGATCGTCGTCCAAGAGCCCACACTGCATGGCTCTTATCGGGCTGGAAGAACGCATCAAGAATTTGCGCTTGCCTTGGATAGAGATCAAGCTTGAGCGCGTGCTTGGAAAAATCTGAACATTTTAGTGTCATTTTAATTGTTCCAAGATTTGAGCTTTCCATCCGCGATGTACATTACGATCTCCCCGCGCCACCGCTCTTATCGCGCGAGGATCAAGGCCGTGCTCGTCGCAGAAAACGGCCAAGCGTTCTGGCGTATAAATTCCTCCATCAGGACTAATAAGTTTATAAATATGCCTTGCGCGTGAAAGTGATAATTTTTCTTTTGTTTCGTCCGAGGTTACGCGACCCATCCCAGCAAGCGCGATTTTGCGTCTGTGGTCTTCAGACAACCTTCTTCCCTTGGCGGCCCTTGATATCCTAAGCCTTGCCTCCATTGAGATTTCTCTGCCTTTTTGGCTTTGAGACATTTTCTGTCTTGTTTCTTTGCTGCACTTCCTCCCTGTATGCAATTTAATTAGGGCCAATCTTCTTTCTTTCGATAGTACAGCTCCTGATGGCCCTTCACCCCCATCGCAACGGTTGCGAAGAACCCCGCATCCTTTATTAATTCGCCCATACAACGCGATGCAGTATTTTTCAAGACGAAAAGCTTCCTCCTCTGTTAGACCTTCTTGAATGAAGACAATAAATTCTTTGGAGCGCGGGGCTTTGATGACTCTTTTGTTGGAAAAAGCCCTCCTATTCTTACCTTTACCGATGTAATACGGAGTGTACTTTGCGCCAAACGAAGAGTCGCTGCTCCTCAGGTAGGCGTAAACATAATAAGAGCGATCAGACTGTTTCATTGACAACAAGAGAGAAAATGTCACGGAGTTCGCGCTGCGGTACGAAATAAGCAGGACGCCCCTTGGCAGGGTCCGCCCAGTACCGAGGCTGCATCGCGTCTTGGCTTAGGCACCACCCGCGAATAATAATATCTTCCTCGATGGTGACAAGAACCAATTTCTTCCGAGGATTCTCGTCTTTCTGGACAATCAGATCGCGATTGTGTCCTTTTCTGGTTTTTACGTCAATCATGCCAGGAAGATCACAAGATCCCCTCACAGCCATTGTTTCACTATACAGCCAGTTCTTTAGCCCCAAAAAGGAGGCTACAGCCATTTCTCCAGTCGAGCCCAATACATGAGCTTCCAGCGCTTTGCTTCCAAACGCGGGAGCGCCATTGCGTCCACGAAGGCTACGCTGCTCATTCAAGGACTGCCTTCTGTGCGCCTCCTTTAAGGCCAATGCTTTCTCTTGCTGTGTCAAAACGACACTGGCCAGGCTTGACATGTGAACGCGGCTGATGCTGCCATCATAGCCGCTAGACTCGGTATAAGGCAATCATCGTGGTCAGATGTCAGAAGAAACAGTAGATCTTGGGCATGCAAGGGCTGACGGCATTCGCTCTGACGGACTCGCGAACGTCCTGACGGGGATGAACACAGGTCGCGACAAAAGCCAATACACTAAAACTACTGCCACAGTATTTCTGGCACAAGAAGAACTAGAAAATCTTTATGGTGAATGGCTTCCTCGTCGCATTGTTGATATTTATGCTGACCAGGCCACTCGAAAAGGCTTCAAAGTATTGTTTGGTGGCGATGGCGTTAGGGCCGAA